CGGTGTCGGTGTATTGTCCGTCACTTCATAGATTGTTGGTAATTTAGTAAAGCTGTCCACAATAACTAACCATCTATGCCAACAAGTATCAGAAGACAGTGAATCCATATGAAGAACCTCACCACTCAAGGAATACAAACACATATTCACTAAAGTCATCAAACAACAAGTATAAGAGATATCCGCTGCAACAAAATAACGATTACGGTCTTTTCTCGCACAAGCCAAAATAAGCCCACCACTACCACAACAAGGGTCGTATATGCGTTTATCATTATCCGTCTTATCAGCTTTATCAACAGTAGGAATATATACCAATTGTGCCAGCAAATTCGCAACAGGCCGAGGAGTAAAAAATTGCCCGCTACCTGCATTTAAAAGATTTTGTTCAAACCAGCCATAAAAGGGGTCCTGTAATTCTTTACGTGTCATTTCATCCACCAACGAAGCAAAAGCCAAAGAAAAATATTGTAATTCATCCCGACTATATTTCTTAATCGTCTTAAAATAAAGTTCTTCTGCTCTCCCCATCTGCAAACAACAGACTATAATCTGTAAAAAGTCCTCAAACACCTGTCCTTTATCGTATTTGTGCGCCAACATATTCAAATACGTTCCATAAGGCTTCAAATCATTGTTTTTCATAGACCTGCAAATTAGAGAACACAAAACAAATCGGGAAAAAGTTCAAAGGGTCATTCTCTTCCGTATCCGCTTCATCAACTTTCGGTGTCCGTTGCTTGGGCTGTCCCCATAGACAAAGGGCGTGCTCACCTTTACGAATTTTCTTACCCTCGCTATTCCATTGCTTCAATGTTTTCAACTCACAATGACCCGACTGGGCATAAACAGTCTTTAACCCCTCGTTTATACATTCTATCTGCCCCATCTTCACCAATACTTTAATCGGTTCAGAGAGTTGTTTCAAAATACTACGTTTTTCCTGTATTGTTTTGGCATTTTCAAAATAATTTCCCATTTTTGCATAAGATTTTAATGAGTGAAACTTTTGTTTTACATCACCCTCCTGCATTGGTGCAACAATGCAGGAGGATTTTTTTTATAAAAGGTGTTCCAATTCTGTCCGCAAATTATTCTCAACCTCTTTTAATTTACTATTAAGGTCTTTCCCCCAATCTGCCAGAAGATTTTTAATTGCTGTCGGATTATGAGTAACAATGCTCATGCCCCTAGCATCAACCAATGTCAGTTGCGCTGTTTCCTCTTCATGCTTCAAGACAAAAGCCTGTAACTGCTTGCGTTTGCTACGAATCTCAGAATATTTGTTCTGCAACATATACACCCTTTCGGCTTTATCAGTCAGTTCATCAATACTCATTTTTTTACTCTTAGGAGCAGCTTGCTGTGATTCTGTTTTTTCCGTCTTGACTTTAGCCTCCGTTTTAGTTTTTTTCTCCTTAGGTTGTTCGGGGAGCGTAGGCAAAAGAATAAGTGAAGCATTCTCAATTGCCGTTTCTTGTTTGTTAGCCACTTCTTTTGTGTTTCCCATCACTACTGCTTTTGCAGTTTCCACACTCTGTGCATTTTGATTTGCATTCATAATTAAAATTTTAATGAGTTAAACATTTGTTATTATTAGGAGTTAAACAGCATAAAGAGTGCAACCTTTATGCCTTATCCTTACAATACAAAGATACTCATTTTATAGTTAATACGCAACAGCAAAATACCATACAACAAACTATAAATCAATACATTATACATAAACACAGTTTATAAAAGCACAATAAAAAGCCATAAAGCCCAATCATTTTTTTTATGAGTTGAAAATCAAAAAACATACAAACGTCTAACCCACATCTTTAAAATAATCCATTTTTCGCCTAAAGATTAAAAATAGTTAATAATCAACGAATTACCTATCTTTTTCAAGCATTTACGACCATATTTTTTTCAGTTTTCCAGCGCTCAAAAAAATGATTGCCTATTTACCAAGCATTTACAGCCTTTTTCACCCGCACTTTGTGCGGAACTAGCGAAGCGTACCCCCCACCGCGCTATCGAAAAAATCATTACCCACCCCCAAAAAGCAGCGGAATATGTAACTTATTATTACCAAGCGGACGGTATGCCGCAAACTAGGACAAAAAAAACCGCACATCATATGATGCACGGTAATGAGATATACACTTCGGTAATCTCTACAACGCGGAAGTAACAAACAGGTTGATATGGGTATGTGGAAATTTCTCACAACCGATACACAAGGTATCAAACGCATCGGAGCCATCGGTACGCCCTTCAAGCCGGTCCTCCTCCGTTTCCGCCAGCTTCTCACCCCGTTTGTCCTTGCCCCCATTGTACACACCTGCCGTCTGGATGGATATCAGCAGATCTTCATTATTCTGCTCGTTAAAGAAAGGTATAAGATTCGCCTGTCCGGACAACATACGGTTGACCAGCAGATATTTCTCAATGTGACTCATAGGCTTGCCTATATACACTTCATCCACCTGCCAGCCACGCTTGCGGAACTCATGCGCAATAACCCACCTAAAATCCTGATCATTGACTGCATAATTGGAACCCAATGCCGTACTGTCATAGTAAAACACCACCTTCTTACGCTTGTGATGCCGGTAATAAGTACAAAAATCATCCACCAGTTCAGGCAACTTACGTTCGTACTTTACAAAGAAGGACTTGAGCACTCTCAGCTTGCGCCCCTGCGGCTGTCCTGCCACCAGCCAGTTGATATTCGCATTGTAATCGAAAGCTATGCAGATGGGCATTTGGGGCTCCACATCGGCATCAGCCAACGAAGTGGGAACCTTGAGCTTGTCAAACTTGTACTCCAAACTGTCAAGGTAGGAAAAGTTGGTAGCACTGTACTTGTGACCGGAACGCAACGAAGAATAGAATCCGTCACGGGTGATGCCTATGCGCTTGCACAGGATAGCCGTCATGAAGGTCAACGGAGGCAGGTCACGTTTCATGTCATTAACCCACTTCTCACCCAACACCTGCATGTTCCAGATACTTGAATATTCCTTGTACATGACCGCCACGGAACGCATCCGGCACAAATCACGTGAAAGAGTACGGAGATAAGAACGCAGATAAGCAGGTATCTCCTTACCTGCCGCAACCAGCTTCTTGATTTTATCTTTGGTCTTCCATATTTCAAAAACAGCGCCCTGTATCACCTCAATCAGTTCGGGATCACACTTCTTCTCATAATCCAGGAACCAAGACCCTTTTTTAGTGACCGGCATATCAGAGGAGATCAACATGCCATGGTGAAAAAAGTGATGCCCGAAGTGCTGCTTGTTACCACGATTGGCCGGAAGTGTCTCATCCTTCAGCTGTTCGAAGTCAATAAACTTGGCTTCGTCAATATCCAGTGCGTCATAAGAATGCGAGTTGGATGTACCGCTCCGGTCCTGAGAAATGATATAGCCGATTGATCCGTTATACAAGGATAGAATATTCTCCCAGTTATCGGGTTCAAAAATAGGCTCACCCCACCCCCATGACTTCGGCGGCTTGCGACCGACACACCAATGCAGGTCACGCTTAAATCCCCAGTTCTCCCAATGTATCAGCATGGAGGGCAACGTATTAGTCAAGACACGCTTGCAGTTGGCACCGACAAATCCTGTAATGGAACCGGGCATACGCTGCATGTTGCGCAAATTCCATGCCGCATGAATCAATCCTTTCCCGATACCACGACCACCCACAATCACCGAATCTTTGGCCGCCGTGTACATCACTTCCTGCTGAGGGTCATTAAAGTATTGTTTCATTATTCTTTCGGTTTAGGATTAAAGATATCATCTTCATTGAACTCAACCTCTTCAAAGTCCACATCCTCAATATCGTCAGACCAATATTGTTGAATCTTTGATTTAATTCTATCCCGGACATTAGGAATAGGCTTGATGCCAAGCACGGTCGGATCATCCGTCGGCTCGAAAGGCTGCACTATAATCTTATCATAACCTTTGTCCAAGATGTCTTCTTTATCCAACTGGGTGTATTTGCCATAATAATTGGCGGCAGCCCCCATGGCGCGCGCATCCTTGATACGCCGGGCCATTTCGAAGGTCTCATCAATCATCTGGCAGAACTTGTAGCGATGGTAATCCTTGGTTGTCTTGGCCAGATCACCCAACAGACGCTTGATAATGCGTACATCATCGTATGCGGAAGATTTGCTGATCTTGTAGCGATACTCCAGTTCCTGCACAATCTCCAAATCTTTTTTGCGCGGGAACTGTAACCAGTAATTATACATATCCCGGAGCCGGATCAACCGCTGTTGAATCAGTTCTGGAATGCCGTCAGCCGCCATCTCGTTGACATCGGCGAACAGATATTTCTCACATACTTCTATCGTAGCAGGTACAGGCATAGTTATTACAGATCTTCATCAGCGTCCATATTCAACAGATAACCGTTTGTCAACGACACCGCCAACGGACTGCCCACATTCGCCAGTTCGATCTCCTGTCTACGCAGTTTCAGTGCAGTGGATGCTTTGGCGTGATAATACGCCCTGGAAACAGGCGAATTACGGTCAAGGATATCCAGACGCAACGTGTCCGCATCCACATCAAGCAGCACTGCCATATCGGATATAGGGGTCAGCAGAGCCGCCAGCTCGCTGATCCGATCAAGTTGTTCCGTTGAATAGACCATCCAGTTGTATAGCGTTAGTATTAATAATATGAGCGTAACGCTCTCTCAGTTGTATAAAAACAGCGGGATCGGTTGTGATGATTCCGCTCTCGACACGATTGCCCCTTGTCTGATTCTGTGAGGTGCATATCGACACCTGCCACCTTGCATTTTGAATGAGAATCACTTTTGAATGATTTTCAGACAGGTACACTTCATCGAACACATTGGCTATGAAAGTATAAAGATTGACCGTCTTACGGGATGCTTTCAAGTCCGCCAACATGGTAGCCCGGATAAGCTGACCGCGCCGCTTCAAGCGATAGATCCGGCGGAGAAACTCTTCGGAAGTGGAAAAGGTGGAGATGTAAATCTCCGCCGGACCAGTCTCGCTCAGAATCATCTCGATGATGTCGAATAGCTGCACACGGTTATCCAAATACGCTTGCAAGGGTGCTTCGGACAGTGACCGCAACAGTTGCCTAACCTTTTTCATCGGTTGAGATGTTCACTCCCACCGCCGCCAGTTCCGCAGCCTGTGTCTCATCCACCACATTACCGGTAGCAATCAGGAAGTCATACCGCTGCTGCACCTTCTGCAACAAGGCAGTAAACTTGCCGGCATCTGTATCCTTCAACTCCGCCAGCTTCTTCTTGTTATCAGACAGATACTTGCGTGCCGCACCCACTTTTTTAGCGATTTCAGCCGGGTCCAGACCGGAAGCATCTTCCGTCTTCGTCACCGGATCACCAGGCTTATAATCATCGTATGCCTGCAGGTTGGCACGATACTTCTTGTCCGCTTCATCAAGCAGCTTCAGGTATTCGTAACGGTCACAAGCCGGCGCCGACTCCATGCCCTTCAGCTGCTCAAACAACTCTTTGATCTTAAACCATAACGCCCCGTTATCCGTCCACAGACGTTGAATCTCAGGGGGAAGGCGGTCATGATCCATACGCCTGCCTTTGGCAACATTCGCCTCCGGGAACTCATCATCCACATCCAGTACCGGAACACCTCCGTCTATGATCCGTTGTGCGGAAGGTATGACCGTGATATTCATCAGTGCGATATCAGATACGGTTTTTCCATCCAAACGGATTTTCAAGTGCTTGCGCAATTCGTACTCCACCTTATCGGCAAACTTTTCCGGCTTGCGGATTAGATTCTGAAACAAAATCTTATTACGGTTCAAGGACAACAACAGAGTGGCACCCGCCACCACATCACGCTCAGAAGGCGGTGTATCCAGATAGTCCTGTATTTTATGAGTCAATTTCTCATCCATATATTAAAATATTAAAAAAGTGGCGGCATAGACCAGCCACACCACCACTCCGATTTATAAACTTAAAGAATCAAGGCTCATCCAAAGAAGAATCGCTCCATGCGGAACCGTCCGCACCGGAGATATCCCCATCCTCCGTCTCAATTTTACCCGGATAGAAAGGAGCCGGGCACACATCGGTCGCTTCTATCTCAAGCGTGGTACCGGCCTCTCCGGTTACTCCCTCGCCCAATGCCTGGGCGGGCTTGGTCACTGTCTCGAACTCCTCACACCCCATCACACGGAACTTGCCGTTGCGCTGCTGTACAAGAAAGACCAGATCATCGGCCATCGCCTGACGGCAGAAACCCGCCGCATCTTCTTCAGTACCCGGATGCTTGATCGTGCATTTGTTTAGAGACGTGGTGCTCGGACGTTCTCCCTGCACCTCGGTAGTCACATTGGATTTGGCGGACAAGGAATTGATCGTAAGCCACTTCTTTTCCGCCGCCATCGTGAAATTACCCTTGTAAGTCGCCAACTCTCCCATGCTTTTCGCCTCTTCGAGTTTGGGCAGTTTGGGCCAAGCTGCAATATTGGATTTCTTCTGAAAGAAAACCTTCGGACGGATGCCCGGAAGCACCGTCTGACCGTCACACCAGTTCAGTGACTGGTAAATATCCGCTGTCGTACAATCTTTTGCCATATCACCTCCTTATTTTAGATCGGGGTTGTACCATCAATGGATGCCACCAGCAGACGCTCCTTGGACAAACTCTCGAACTCCACACCGAAAAACATCGTCGCGATGAACTGGAGCACAAATGCCTTGAAGCGTGCCACCTCCACGTTCTCTTCCTCACCGGTCTGATTAACACCCACCAGCATGTTACGCTTGACTGTCATGTGGATGAACGGACTATTCTTCTTATTCGCCAACGGCACAATGCTCACATTGTCAAACCCCTCGACATAGTACTGCTTGTATTCACGGTTGTACGGGATCGCTCCTGTAGTGCTCTTGTAGTCCTCACAATAGTCGAAAAGCACATGTTTCGGAACAAACAGCTTGACCGAAGACTCCTCGGTCAGCATATCGTCAGCCGCCATGCAGACCGCTTTGAGCGTATCGACGGCATTTTCTTTGGTAATCGCCTCAATGACCTTGTAGTTGCCCAACTCTTCAGAAAGTTTTTTGCCATCCAGCTCTTTTTTAGTAATGGTGTCAAAGCCATTGAACAGATCCTTGGAAGTCTCACCCGAATCATTACGGACCGCATTCCACAGTACCATATTCAGGTTCTTGCCCAACTGGGCGGTCAGATACGCCAGCACCTTACGGGTGATCTCGGTATTCTTCAACGCCTCGCCCTTGGTAATGTCGGAACCCCAC